CTGATTTATCGAATATGTCCTTTTCTGAATTCTGTAAGTTATATTTTAATGTTGAGTTTGCACCTCATCAAACGCAGATAGAAAACGCTTTAGCTGATCCTCAAGGCCGACTTGTTTTAGTATTAGGCCACCCTGAATCCGGTAAATCTACTTTAAGCTCTCTTTGGTATCCTGTATACAAAATGTGCCAGAATCCAGACATTCGTATTGCTCTCGTTACGAAGTCTGGAGAGAAGGCACAAGATTTACTCGGAAGAATTAAAAGATATTTAACTGACCCTCATCTGTATAAAGATTGTGAGAGAAACTTAATAGAAGATTTTAATGGATTCAAATCACAAAAGTCTGACGGTTTTGGCTGGTCTAAAGACCAGATAACCATACGACAAAGAGAATCTGGTGAGAGAGACCCTACTGTTCAGGCCTTATCAGTAGGTAAACAAATTTATGGATCAAGACTTGACTTACTAATTCTTGATGACGCTTTGACATTGGAAAATCAACAAACTGATATTAGACGAAGAAGAATTGACGAATGGTTTACTCAGGAAGCTAGATCTAGGGCCCAAAGAGGCCAGACTGTGGTAAACGGAACACGCATACACCCATTAGATAATTACGGCCAATGGAAAGAATCCTGGAAAGACCATAAAATTTTTCGGCATATATCTATTCCTGCAATTTTGGAAGAACATACAGATAACGAAAAACCTAACTGGTCTGAGTATTGGTCATTAGACGGAAAATGGGAAATGGACGAAACTGTTGATACAGAAGTATTTATACCTGGACTTAGAGACATACGAGATGAGATATGTTCCAGAGACCCTCTTAGGTGGAAACTTGTGTATCAACAAGAAGATGTTCAAAACGAAGAAGGAATTTTTAAACAAGAACTTATAGACAATGCTTTAGAGTTAGGTGCTGCAAGAAGTATAGGTCAGGTATATCCTGAAGAAATTTTGATACTTGGAATTGATCCTGCTACTACTGGTAGGGCCGCAGCAGTTTTGCTTGCGTACAATCCTGAAACAGGAGTTAGAACTGTTGTTGACATTTTTGTAGGATTTAGATTAGGTGCGACTGGTGTACGAAATAAACTAATGTATGAGTTTTGGGAGAAATACAAAGACCATAGAATTGCCTATACAGTTATTGAAACGAACTTTGCTCCTACGATACTAGGAGATGATACTGTGAAGAATCGTGCTGAATGGGCAGGAACTCGTATGATTGAGCATAAAACAACTGGTGCTGGTAAAAAGCGAGGGTCTAAATGGGACGAAGAGTATGGTGTAGGAGCTATGCAAGCTTTATTCTATAGCGGTTTAATTGCGTTCCCTTCTGCAACATTATTAGATAAACAAAAGCTTGAGCCTTTGATAGATGATATGCTAGTATTTCCTTGGGCGAAACAACAGGACGCTTTGATCGCTTTGTGGATTGCAAATGGAGAGTGCAAGAATTCTTCATTGTTTAGTGTAGATTTAACAAAAGTCGTGTCAAGACGAAATATTCCGCCTATTATAAGAGATAGAATGTTTACAAGGAACAGATGAGCAATAATTTAAATTTTGGAACACCATTAGAAAACGCAAGTTCAGCGGGTAGAAATCTTTCTCCTTCTCAGAAATTTTGGGATAGGAGAAATCAATTAGTTGAAACTCACTCTGAACATAAAGCTAGAGTAAAAGAAATTACTTCTATTGTTAATGGCGACTGGCATATGCTTTGGGCTAACTTAACTGCTACTGCCGAAGCACCTTCAGTTGCAAATATTATCGAAATGGGCATACATCATTGGTCTGCTATTGGTGGAGCGGTTATTCCTTCAGTCAGAATCCCTGTTCCTGTTAATGCAGATTTAAAAGGCGGCGAAAGAGCTGCAAGAAAAAGAGAACGTAGAGTAAAAGAATTATGGAGTGGCTCAAACATAAATGAGCTAATGGCTCAATGGTGGGGTGACTATGCAGGAGCTGGTGCAGCATATTGTGGCGTATGGGCAGACTTTTCCGAAGACCCTGCTAAAAGAAATCCTTATCTACAAAGGTTAGACCCTAGATATTGTTATCCAATTAAGGATACAAAAGGAAATCTTATTGAGCTATTAGTTGCAAAGAGAGTATCTACTGACGTTATCTTAAAACAATATCCAGTAGCTAGAGGAGTATTAGATCCTAAAATTACTGAAGTAGAAGAGTGGTTTTGGTTTTTCCCAGACAAATATGTTCATATGATTGCTGATGCTTCAAAAACAGGTATGCAAAAAAGAACAGGAATTATCCTAACTGAAGAAGAAAACAAGTTAGGTAAAGTGCCTGTTGTTGAAGTAACAGTACCGTCATTTGACGGACAACCAAGAGGAATTTTTGATCAAACAAGACACATACTCAGAACAATGCACAGGTTAATGACATTAACAATCACAAGTTCAGAAGAGGAAGTTTATCCACCTGTGTTCGAGTATGATGTTATGAATCCAGACGATTTTGGTCCTGGAGCCGTTATACACGGAAGAAGTCCAGAGTCTCGTATGGAACGTATGCAATCTAGAAGTCATTTTGACGCAAAAGATTTGATTGGTAGATTAGCTAATGAAGCAAGGGCCCAAGCGTCTTTTCCTGGACAACTTTCAGGAGAGCCAGGTGCAAGTATTGTTTCTGCTGCTGGTATCAACGCTTCTATGGGACAAATTGATGCAAGACTTGCTTTAGCTCATAAACAATTTGAAACTTTCTTAGAAAAAGGAACAGAGATATTGTTAGCTTTTGATGAGAAGTATTGTGACGGAGAAAAAACAATTCACGGAGATGCTGCTGACAAAAAGAAACCAGAGATTTTTATACCTTCAAGAGACATATCAGGACATTACGAAAACAACGTAAGATACGGAATTGGTGCAGGAACAGATCCTTCCCAAAGAGAAATGCGACTTGCTATGAATTTAAATCAAAATTTAATTTCAAGAGAAACTGCAAGAGACGAAATGGATTTCTTAGAAGACCCTTCAAGAGAAGAAGTAAGAATTGTGAGACAAAGAGTAACCGATTCATTAATGGAAGGCATATATCAACAAGCTGCTCAAGGTAATGTTGGAATAGCAGCTGAACTTCTTAGCAATATGCAAAACGAAAATGTTGATTTGAACGAAGTAGTAAATAAATTATTAGAAAATCTAAATCAAGAACAAGAGCCTCAAGGTCCTCCTTTACCAGGTGGATTACCTCCGCAAGGTGGATTGCCTCCTGAAGGTGGATTACCTGCTGAAGGTGGATTACCTTCTTTAGGAGCTTTGGGCATAGGAGGATAAATGACTGACGGTCCAAGTCAAATTACCGATATAGGCGGATTACCTTACGGTGAAAAACAAAACGTTGAAAATTTAGCAGCTGAAGGAGGAGTTTCGCTAGGAACAAAAGGTGGAACAGACGTTCCTTCTGGCCCTGCAAGAATTGCACCTCAACCTCCAGGTAATTTAAATATAGGAGGAGCTTCAGATTTTATAATGAATGCTGGAAACCAAGGAAACTTAGCAAGCGACGGATTGTCTTTTGGTCAAGGAATGGGACCAGCTCCATTACCTATGAGCGAATTAGAGCAACAAAGAAAAGGAGCATTAGACAATGCTTTAGACATTTATTCTAAAACTAAAATTCCAGCCGTTAAAGCTGCTGCCGCCCAGGTAATCAGAGGAGCTGTGATTTCTCAATTACAAGGCGACGAAGATGACAGATAATCCTAGCGACAATCCTTTAGTAGATCCTTTATTAGACAAAATAGAAGAAGATTCACGATACAAACAAGAGGACCAAGAGTTTGACGGCTCAATGTCTTCGTATCTTTCTCAACCGTCAGACTTAAAAAATTATTATCCTCCTTCTGCAAATACAAGTGTAGAAAATTTTGAAACTGCAATTTTAAATTCAGAGGGAAATATTCCTCCTAAATTCATTATGAGTTTGAATGAAGAAGAACTAGAAGAGTTTAATAGTTTAGGAATTGATTTTTATGAAATAATGAATAGGTCTGCAGATTTTTATGAAGCAAAAACTTCGGTTGTAGCTGAAATAGAAAAAACTGCTCAAAGAAGAACTAAATGGAGACATAGATTAAGAAATTTAAGACTTGCTTTGTTAGGAATACCTGGAAGCCTAGACGAAAATTATGACATTAACGCTGAATATGAAAAAAATCTAGATGAAGTTGAACAAGAAAAATTAGGAGATACTCTTTCTTTGTTTGAAACTGAAGCAGAAGCTATGGAAAATGTTATGTCTGAAAAAGTTCCTAATAATGTTCAAGAAGGTTTATTAGGAAAAACTTGGAATGCTATTAAAAAGAGTATGTCTAATCAATGGAAAACAGGTGTATTTATTGGAGATACTGTATTTCATCAAAAACCAATAGAAGAAGTAGATGTTCCTGAAAATCCTATAACTCCTAGAAATTTAAACGGCCTAAGTTTGCTTGTGTTAACAGGTAAGGCGTTAAGTGCTTTTGGTACAAAAATTTGGGGTCAAGATAAAACAAATAGAAATAATGTTGATTGGGAAAAAGACCAAGTAAGACTATTAGAAAAACAAAGAGATTTAGGTATTAGAAATTATGAAGCAACACTATCTGACCAAATTTGGGAACAAGCAATTCAAAATGAAGATTGGTTAGCTCAACAAATTTTAGAAATGCCTCAAGTAAATGGAGATCAAATAAAAGCTCAAGCAATATTTGCTGCAATGGTTGAAGCACGTAGTCCTGAATTAATGAATGCTAATAATGCTTTTGTGGAAGGAACTTATGAGTGGTTTAATCAACAAGCGCAGAGAGTTGCATCTGGAGAAGATACTATTGGAGAAGTTATTGTTAATGGTTTAGGAGCTTACTCTAAATATATTGTAGGAAGTATTTCTACTTCAGTTTTTTTAATGAGTGATGAAGAAGCTAGAAAAATGGCTTTTGAATTTGGAAAAGGTTGGTGGGACGGCTGGCATAATGAAATTAAAAAAGTAGATTATTCTCCAGCTCGAGCAGTAGGTTTAGAAGGAACATTTAGCGGATCTATGTTAGATTTATCAACTTCTTTTGCTTTTGACCCAACAATATGGTTTTTTAGTCCTGCAGTTGGAGCCAGAGCTGGAGCAGTAAAACAATTTGCTCACGCAAAATATATCAAAGGTTTTATGAACAAGGGTATTGGTAAAACTTTTGCTGATGATTTATACAATATATTAAGAAATAATCCTAATAGTCAAGCAGCTAGAAATTTGCTTAGAAATTTTAGTGACACAAATGCTTCAAGATTAAAAATAATTGTAAAAGACGATATTGCTAGAGGAGCTAAAGAGGGAACTAGCCAGAGATTTTATGATGTTTATACTGATGCTCTGTTACGAGGAGATAATCCTTATGTGTTTCACAAAACTGCTTGGAATAGTATGAAAAATAAAAGAGCTGCTTATTTAATTAGAAAAGCAGCTGAAGGAGACGGAAAAGCACTTAAAGCTTTAAGAAAACTTTATACAAGTAAAAACATATCTACCAAAGTTAATCTTGCTGGTCCTAATCCTAAAAGAGCTATTTATGACGCATTAGAAAGTATGGCTCAAGGAACTAAATTATCAGACGGAGATATAGCAACTTTCTTAAATGTATTAGAAGATAATTTAGATGATTTATATGAATTGACTATGAATGCAGGAACAAATTTTAATGGAAGTGCAATAGCTGCTCTTAGAACACAAATAGCTAACCATAGTGATTTAATTGCTTTGTTTGAAATGGGATTAAATAGAAGACCTAAAGCTTATATTAAAAATTTAGCTGATGACACTACTACTTCTGGACAAAATATAAGAAATAGGGATTTAGACGCATTACCGGATAAAGGGCCGTCTCTTGATATGCCTAAAGTAACTTATGATTCAGCTAAAAAAATTAGAGATAAAGCAAAAGCAACATTAAAAGAATTAAGAAAAAGCGGAGCTGCAGATGACATTATTAGACAACAAGAAGCTTATTTAGAACGATTAACTCAAACAATTAAAAATCAAGAAATCAAAGTTGTTAAAGGCCGTAAAGAAGGAACTACTAAAAATTATGATGAATTAGATTTTCGTTCTTTAATGGACGAATTTGATTATTTAGGAAATCCTGAAACTAGAGAATTTTTAGTAAAAATTTTAGAAGATGCAAATGAATTAGCAGGTGTAGTAAAAGGGTCTAAAGAATCTGTAGAAGGAGTTAAAAGATTTACTAAAATGCTTGATGATTTTTATGCAGATTTAGAAAAGGTTGCTCCTTCTGCTGCAGTTGGTAGAGGTGTTACGAAGATAGATGATGTTGTGAAAAAACATCATAGAAAATTGCTTTATGAATTAGACAAATTAATGCTTAATTATGCAAAAGCTTTAAATGTATCTGTTAGGTCAGAACAACAAAGAATAATGGTAGATGCTTTAAATAGATTAGTTTACAAACTTGGCTGGCACGAAAAATCTCAAATACAAGGTGGTTGGTATACATTGAGAAGTGTTAAAGGTCAAATGTACGATCAAGCAAAAAAACTTGAATTTAAAGGTCAAATACTAAAAAATGATGCAGCAAGTAGAAAAATTGCAGAAGATTTAGCTGGAGGTAACAAAGTTTATTGGATAGAAAATCCAATAAAAATTACAAAAAACAAAAAAGGAGTAGTTACCAATATAGAAATTGATTGGGTTACTCTAAAAATTATGTTGGATTATCAAGATGATGTTGGTGCAGTTTCAGCAGTTTTAAGAGGTCAAGCTAAAGCACTTGAGAGAAGACAAGGGACAAAATTTATTCTAAACGAAGCTGAAGATGCTTTTATTGTTAGCGGAAGAAGTTATGATCCACAATTTCTTTCTGATGTAAAAAAACAACTTAAATTAACAGAAGACGTTGAAGCAGGAGTGTTAGTAGAAGATTATATAAACAATGTTAGAAACATAAGAAAAACTACTAATCAAGTTGTAGAAGGGGAATTACCAATTAGTCCTTTAGAATTTACAATGATGAACGCTATGTTAGACGGAACTAATATAGGAAAAATATCAAGATTTATGTCTGAAAGAAAATGGGCTCAATTTCTTGAACAATTTCAAAGAGCTTGGAATTTTGAAAAAGTAGCAAGTTCTAGAACTGCTTTTGTAGCAGCTTTTGATGAAATGTTTTTTTATAAATCTATATTTGGTTGGAAGGGAACTGTTAAAGATTATCTTTTCCATAGGGGAGTAAGACAAACTCTTAGAGAAATTAAAAAAATAGGTGGAATAAACAAAGCTATGACTGACCCTAAATTAGCTAAAAAAGTAAATGAGTGGGTTTCTGAAGCTTTGAAAAGACAACAAAATACACCAATTGAAATAGCTAACCGATACAAAGTAGGTTTTGACAAAGACGGATCTGTGGAATTGTTGTCTAATACTGACGCTGGATTTTTTCAATATGCGCAACAACATATTGATTCTTTGTTAAAAGACTATGGTTTTCAACAATATGCACAAGTGCTTCACAAACTTGAAAAACTATCTCCAGACGAAACATTAACTCAAAAACAAATAGATGACTTGATTCTTAAAGGTGGTGATGAAGGTTGGACAGATTGGTTTAAAACTTCTGATGCAAATTACATAAAAGGTATGAAGTTGTATGGATATAAACAAGGAGAAGGTGTTGTTAAAGCATTTTATACAGGTCTAAATAAACCTCCTGTGCCTATATTTCATCACTTGACAAATGCAGAAGAAGCTTGGAAATATTATGCTTCACTTAAAAAATGGTACACAATGGGTGTTCCTGCTAACAAAGTAGATGATGTTTGGAATGCTTTTCTTAAAGCAGCTAGAACAAGAGCTACTGGAAAGGACGACCTTGCAAGACTTGCTATGCCTGATGATAAATATTTAGGATATATAAAAGTTCCTGGAATAAAAAAACCAAATGGATTTTTAGGCAATAGAGGAGCTGGAAAATTTCTTGGTAGAGATACATCACTAATGGAACAAATGTTTGGTAATCCTGCTTGGAACAGAGCTAACTTATTTGCTAACAAAGCTTTCGCTACAAGAAAAGAAGCTCTTAGAATGTTGTTTCAATCTCAAGGTAAAACAATTATTAGAGCTGAAGATATAGGAAGTGATTTAGGAATGATAACTGAAGCAATTGATCCTAGATTTATGTCAGATATGTGGGGTATGTCTTATTTTGATGAGCAATTATTTAAAGCTGGATATGTAACTGATAATTATTTAAATGCTTTAGCTGCAGATTTTGCTACAAGTGAAGTAGACGATATGATGTTAAAATTTCATTTAGCTACACCTCTTGGTAAAGAAATGAGATTTCTTGCACCTTTCGGTGGTCCTTGGGCTGATTTCTGGGGAAGATACTTAAAAGATTTAACTAGGCGTAGTCAACTTAGAGGCAATTGGTGGGCTTATACAGATGAAGCAACTGCAGGTAATTATGTAAAAAGAAAACTAAATGACTCTTTAAATTATCTACCTAACCTAAGAAGAGCTGGTTATATTTCTAGGATTGCTAATGCAGAGTTAAAAGGAACAATTAATAATCCACTTCCAATAGGAGAAGATAGAATTATGTTGGATTTCTCTCCTGTGACATTTTTACCTAATGGCGATAGTCCTATGTTTGCAGTTAATCCAATAGGTGGTTTTATACCAATAGGCATAATTGGTGCTGCTATGAACGCGTTAGATAATGATGCTTATTTTGAATTAGAAGATACATTAGAAGATTTATTTCCTTCTACTCAATTTTTTCCTCCAGAAGAACAATGGAAATACAATTTTGGTACTACTGCTTATCAATTTATAAAAGGCGGCGGTGTAATAGATAGAGGTTTGAGAACTTTAAGACCTGTAATAGAAGCACTTGGTTTTCAAGCAGGACCTCAATCTTTAAATGATGTTCCATACTCTTTGAAAGTAGGTAGAACTGAAAATTTCTATGTTTACAACAATACAGATTTAATAATAGAAATGGAAAATTGGGAAGACATTGGAGATTTTACTGAATATGTAAATAGTGTTGCTAGAGATGCAAGGCAGTATTCAGTTAATTCTATAGCAATAGGAGTTGGTGGAGCTTTACTTGTTCCTACAAATTTAAAAATAGATCCTGCTTATACAGATGTTGCAGAAAACTGGATAGATTTTGCAAAAACAATTGGAGTGTATGAAGATGTTGTGAGACAAAGTTCTAAAGATTTGTTAGACAACAATCCATATAGCCCAGATAATCAAATTCAAGTTATGAAAGATATTAGTAGTTGGTGGTTTGGGTTAGGAGATAGCGTTGAAGGTCAAGCAAAAAAACTTTTGTATCAAAAAGAATATCCTCAGATAATTGCTTTAACTGCTCCTGGATATACAGTTACAGAACTTGGAGCAAGATTGTTACCACTAAGAGAAAAGAAAAAGTATTTTATAGGAGAAATATACAGAAGTGGAGTAGCTACTAATTTAAGTATGAATCCAGATTATTTAGCAGAAGGTTTAATTCAAGTAAGACTTCCTGATGAAAAAGTTAAACATATAATTCACGAAAACGCTGCTTGGGAATCTAAAGCAGTAAGCCTTGTTTGGGAACATTTTACTGAAATAGCAAATAGAGGAGAACTTGAAGATGTGTTTAGAGACGCAGAAAAAAGAGGAATTAGTCCTCAAGAAATTTTAGAAAATTCAGATATGAAAGAAAGATATGGTTTTGAAATTAGTTCTGCTGATGTAACTAACTTAGAAGATTTAGTAGAAAATTTAGATAGAAAATTTAATGTATCAGATATTAATCCTGAAGTTCTTTCTATATTAGAAATTCTTTTAGAAGGAACACCTGTTGAGAATTTTATTGATAGCAGAAATAAAATAGAATTTTATGACATAGTTCCATACTTGTACGGCATTAAAAAAGCTACAGAGATGAGCCCTGCGTATGCGTATTCTGATATGAGTAAAGATTCTCAAAGATTTACTAAAGGTTTGCAGTTGTTAGACGGACTTACAAAAGCTCAAATGTTTTGGGAAGAAGAAGTAGACGGAAAACAATCAATAGAATTTTTGAATACATTTATAAATAAAATGTACGCATTAAAAAGAGAATGGGAACTTAACGAAGGACAAGTTGCAAATAATGAAGAAATTCAAAATTTAGTTGAAGATGTATTTGAAACATTTACAATTTTTAATCACATAGTAGGAGATATAAATTCAATAGAAGGAATAGACGTTTTAAGTGGAGAGCAATGGTGGAATTATTATATTAAACCTACATTCAAAACTTTAGATTTAGAGTGGAAAATGCCTGTTCCAGCAGAAGGTCCAATTGTGGATAAAACTTTTACAGTTCAAACAAATGTTGATACTTTTGATGCAAATTTTCAAACTATTCAAGCAAAGAAACCTTTTAAGGCAATTAGGATAAATGGTTATAAAGCTGCAGACGGAGATACGCTTAATTCATTAACTCTTGAAAATGACGTAGAAGCTATTCGTATTATAGGAATTATGGCTTATGAAATGGGCCTTGATCCTCTTGAATATCCTCAAGAAGCTGAAATAGCTATACAACAAAAACATTTCTTGCAACAACTTCTTGAAACTTACGAAGGAAGATTGTATTACGTAACAGATAGAAGATTTGGTAATGAAAATAGACAAGACAATTTCGGAAGAATGACCGGTTGGCTTTTTGTGGAAAATGGTATTAACGGAGATTTAGCTGACGGATTAGGAGAGTATATATTCTTTGGAGATCACTTTAGTCCAGCAGACGGTTATTACGGAGTTACTGATGAGTTACCAACAGTTTCTAGAAACTTTGAAAAACCAGATACAAATAAGTATAATTTAGATAATTACTTCATAGAAGGTGATGAAGTAAAAGAAAGAGATAATTAATGGCTGATAATAGAGAAAATCCATTTGATAAATATGGTTATAATTCAGAAATAATTCCTACAGATATAGTTGCTGGTTATGCAGCAAAGTATATGCCGAATTATGTATTTAGCACAGTTGACGGAAAAAACTTTTTAAATATGTTTTTTGGAATAGTGCAAGGAGAATCTGGTTTTGAAAAATATGTAAAAGCTGCTGGTAATGAAACTTCTTATGGACTTTTGCAAATCAACTGGCACGTGCATAAAGACGAAATTGTTCGAGATTATCCTCAATTTAAACAAGCAGGTATTACAAACATAGATGTTTGGGATATGAGTGATGAAATGTATGAAAAACTTTTGCCTCTTATAACTGATTTAGATTTTCAATTTTCTTTTGGTAATTTTTTAATGGACAGAAGAAAAAATGCTGGAAAACATATTTTTTCAGATTGGTCTGCTTTTAATAATGACAGTTATTTATTGCATATGGATACATATTCAAAAGATGCTACTACTTATAGTCAATTAAGACCTGAAGATTTAATTTCTAGAGCAGACGGTTATACTGCTGGTGGTCCACCTGTATCTCCACCACTAAGCGACGACCCAAATGATTATGACCCAGCTGAAACAAGTCAAAGAACTGGTGGAGTTGCAACACCAGAAGACAAATGGAAACAAATTAAACAATATTATGGTCAAGAATTTTATGATATGGAGACTGATACTTGGGTAGGCAATTTTCAAAATGATCCTGGTTATCAAACTTGGGAATCTATTTTTGGAGATTTTTTACCAAAAGGTGCTAATACTACTTATCTAGAATTTTTTGACGATAGCGGAAATGACCGAAAAAATCTTATAACTGATCAATATAGAATAGTAACTGCAGCAGAAGGATTTTTTAATCCATTTTCTTTAGGCTCTTTATTAGGGCCACCTACTGTTGCTGATGCAGTTAAAACTGCGGTATATGAAAGATATTATCGTTCAGCAGTAAATCAAGGTTTTAGTCACGAAGTTGCTTCTTCTTTAGCTTTAGGACACTTAGTTGATCCTCAAGCTATTGATTTAATGAACAGAGCAGTAACAATGGGTCAAGAATCTGGTTTAACAAATATTTATGATTTAGTTGATTTAGTAGCTGGAGAAGTTTCTAATTATACAGGAACAAAAGGATACAATAAATGGAGTTTTACTCTTCCTAATTACAAAGATACTAATCTTAAATCAATTGCTTCAATGAATGAAAAGATTAACAACAAGGTAAGGTCTGTGTTATTGTCTGAAGGCAATGCTGGTCTTGTAGATGAAATTAGAAGAGCTTATACAGATTACAAAATTATTAATCCAAATGTTGAACTTTCAATAGAAGACTTTGCTATGCCTTTTATAAAAGAAACTGATAGATACAAAAGAATTTATAAACAAAAACCAGCAATGTTTTCTCCTGAACAATACATTAATCAATACGTTCAAGGAGTTGGAAGTGTAATGTCTACTGGAGATTCTAATTACGAAGAAATGGTTGCTAGCCAAGCGTCATTAGGAGGAACTATGCAAGAAGCACAGACAGGTGCATTTTTTGGTAGTGCTCGTGTAGGATTGGGAGATACATTTAAAAGCAAGGTTAATGCCCTTGCGGAGAGAATAGGAGGAATGTTAAACGACTAATGGTAAGTTTTAATTTTGATTTTGCACCAAGAAAAAATGTTAGACAAGTAATTAAAGAAGCACAAGAAGAAGTGCGTAAGCAAGTAATTAAAGAAGTTATAAAACAAGAAATAGAAAAAGCTCCTCCAGGAACTCCTGTAGCAGAAGTTGTAAAAAATATTGATACTAGCTTTGAAGACCCATTTACAGCAGATCCTAATCCTGTATTACCTGCTATTAAGGGCGCAAACGAAGATAAAGATACTACAAGTTTACCTCCTCAAGGATTTCCAGAAACTAATATAAACCCTCAATTGACTACTACACCTAGTGTGTCTAATGAAAACACCACTACATCTAGTGGTGATTATGAATCTCAAGTTCCTGAAGCTGCTGGAACTAAAGAAGAAGCTTTAGAAAAAACAAAAGAAAATAGATTAGCTTCTGAATTAGGTCAAGCTACTGAAGAAGAAGTAAATAATGTTTACGATAGTTTGACATTTGATTTTGCACCTGGCTCAGACCCAGCAGAAGTTATAGAGGCAGCACAAGCGGGTGCAGACCTAACTACACCGCCAGACAGTTCTGCAGATTATACTGGTTTTAACTTTGGAGAGCCAGATGATTATTTTGGAATACCAGAATCAGCTCCTCCAGGACCTCCAGGACCAGGCGGCGGCGGTGGTGGAAGTGATCCAGTAGAATTAACTCCTTATGCTACAGGTGGAACTTGGTATGCAGTAACAGGATATCCTGGAGTACCGGTAGCTTACTTTGTGGAATACACACTTCCAGGTGGAAACAAAATTTATTACTACGCAGATAGAAGCGATTTAGATGCGTTAGAAGGAATTGGTCCTAATAAAACTCCAAATGTTGCAGCAACTATAAGTTATAGCGATTTGAAAAAAGGAAGATTTTCTGGAGGAAGTATTTCAGATGTTGTGGGAACAACTGAAGCTTATGCAACAAGAGTAGAAAGAACATTAATGTCTCCTACTGGTGAATTGTTATTACCTGAATGGGCTAACAATGATAAAGAAATAAAAGATTTGTTTTATGTAGCAGTTGCAGAAAATTGGTCAGAGACAAGATTTCTAAGAGAAATGTCGAAAAAGCAATCTTTTAAAGATAGATATCCTGCTTATACAGATATGTTGTCTTTGACTGGAGGAAACCACGAAGAAGCTTTAGCAAATTATCAAGAATATGAAACAGAAGTAAGAATGTTAAACAATAGATATGGCGAAACTGCTGATGTAAAAAACTTAGCTGCTGAAGCAATTAGAAAAGGTTTTAGTCTTGAAGATTTACAAACAACTTACGATATTTTTGAAAGAGCAGAAAAAAATGCTGGAACTTTACTTGCTTTTCAAAAAGTTATAGATGCTCAGAATTTAAATTTTTCAGTTACAGACGCTCAAGGAATTGTAGATTTCTTTACTGGAGTTGCTCCAACTGAAATATACGATTTGTATGAAGCAAGTTCAATTACTGAACAAGCTGCTAAGTTAAACCTAGCAGACCTTTCTGTGGACGAAGCTCTAGAGATAGCTAGAAATACACCTGGTCAATTAACTAATCAACAAGTTTCTGCTGCAATGACTGAAGCAGCTAAAACTATTTTGCAATATAGAGAATATATTGACTTAGGTAGTTATGGTTTAGATGCAGATCAAATTATAAATCTATCTTTAGGTTATAGAGAGCCAGGCGGTATGACTGAAGTAGAGTTAGCTACTGCTTTATCAAGAATTTACAACACAGATGAAAACCTACAAAATCTCGCAAGTGGTATTGCTGGAAGTAAAACTTTTCAGCAGAAAGATAGACAAATCCGAAGTATTGGTTAAAATTGGTAATAACAAGAGATTACTCAAACCTCTTGTTTGAAATAACTGGCTTTGAGTTAATACAAAAGTAATAGGTACCACTCGATCCCTATAAGAGTGTGTAGACATAATAGGAGTAATAATGTCAAATGAACAAGGAGCTGGTTTGTCTAACGAAGAATCAATCCCAAATTTACGTGAAGCTTTAGATAAAGCTAAAGCGGATAATAGTGCGTTACAAGAACAATTCAATCAAGTATCCGGAGAACTAAAAGGTATGAAAGCTAAAGAAGCTTTTAGAGCTGGCGGTTATCAAGATTCTCACGCTGAATTATTTCTTAAAGCAAATCCTGATGCTGAAATCACTAATGAGACAGTATCAGAATTTGTCACTTCGTATAATTTATCCCCTCAAAGTGCACCAGTAGAGCAATCTGCTGGCTTAAGCGATATGGGTCAAGTTGCTGATAATACAAGTCCTTCTGTTGTTGGAACACCTGAAGGTGGAAAGATATCAAAAGCAGACTATAAAAAATTACAAGCAAGTGATCCAACTGCTGCACACGAAGCGTTAATCCAGGGCAGGGTAGAGATGAGAGACGATAATTACGTAGCTAACCAGACTTTTAATCAATAAAAGAAGGGAAAGTGACAAATGGTCGACTTTACAAGTAATGATACGAATACCACTACGTATAATGATACTGTTTACGCAGCTATCATTAACGATGATATTCTAGATGCTTTACAAGCTGCCGTTGTGACACCTCCACTTCTAGCAATGTTCGATTTATCAGGACAACCGTCTAAAGCAGTAGATATTCCAATAGCTGATGCTGAATCAGCTGCTGCAGTTTCAGAAGGTGCAGAGCTTGCAAACACAGCTCTTTCAACTTCTAAAGCTACTCTTACTGCTTCTGAGGTCGGAATCATGGCTACAATCACAGACGTATTAGACGTATCTTCTATTGCCGCAACTCGTGGTGCTCAAATGAGACAAATGGGTAACGCAGTAGCTCAAAAGATTGACGTTGATATCTGTGCTTTGTTAGCTGGATTCGGTACCGCAGTAGGTACTTCTGGTGCTAACCTATCACTCGCTAACTTATTTGAAGCAATTTATACTCTAGAAGCAGCTAATGCTCCTGGACCATATGTTGGTGTATTACACCCAATTCAAATTGCTGACTTAAGAACTGCAGTAGAAGATTCCTCTTCAGGAATATTTACTGGTGGCGGTGTTAGATCAGGTGCTGGAGAAATTGGAACAAACACCGATACAGGTTATTTCGGTAACTTTATGGGTATTGACTTTTATCAGTCAACAAACGTTCCAACTGCAAACTCTGCTGCTGACCGTGCTGGTGGCGTATTCTCAAAAGATTACGCTCTTGGTATGGTACAAAAATGGCCTGCAAAAACAGAAATTATGCGTTGGGCTCCAATTCGTGGTTTCGTAGTTGTTGTGTCATCTATGTATGGTGTCGGAGAAATCGTTGATAGTGCTGGTGTGGAAATCACAACAGACGCTTAAGCGTTTTAAGTCTGGGTAGGCAGAGTAATTTATTGTCGTGTGTTCCTACCAACACACACGACAGAGGAGAGATATGGCTGAAACAAAAAAGAAGAGAGCTAAAAATGACAAAGGTCAATTTATAGCTGATGACCCTAGCACTCCTGATGTTAATGAAGCTTATGTCCAGGAAAAGAAAAAAGACGACGGTTATGTTAAAACTAAAAAGTTTAAAGGCCAAGTCTTAAAATTTACCGCACAAGGTAAATATCCTGACGGCAGAAAAGTGCCTTTCAAGAATATGAAAACTATGAAAGCACTACAAGTTGATCCTGACGGTATGGTGACTGGAAATGTAGTTCAATTACCTTGGGAACAAACTGTTAACAATGGTGTAGCTGGTGAGCCTGAAGACCAAATAGGTCTTAAAAAGTATGAAAGAAAAGGTTTTATATTCTGCGTAGATGACGACGGAACACCTTTATTTTCAACTCTTTGGGACGATTGGTCTGAGTATGATGCTGCATATGAAAATAAACTTAGACAGAAAAACTTAGGTGAATCTGGTAAGTTTGCATCTAACGCAACAACTTCAAGGACAATGGGTGGCTAAAAAAAATAAAAAAAAGAAGGACAAAGTTGAATTAGACGACGCGTCTAAATTAATGGAGGACTCTTTTGGTTTGGACAAACACCTGAAACCTAAAGCTTCTGATTTAGGTGAGGAAGAATTAGGCGACGGTGTTTTCCAGAAAAAAGTTCGTGTTCATAGAGATGCTTCAGGAGAGATATCTCAATTAATAGATGCAGATGATCCTTTAACTAGAGAAGAAGAATTAGCTATGTTAAAAGTTTATTCTAAAGTAGCTGAACAACCTCCTGTTATAAAAAATGCTCCTAGAACTGATAAAGGAAAAGTAATTCATATACTTGCAACTCGTCTCTTTCAAGACTATGTTAAGAATGCAAGCAATATGACTAGACCGAATCCACTGAGAGACGGAATACCTGGTTGTGCGTGCCCTGTTAAGAGTAAGATAGGTTGCGTGGATTGGTGTGGTAAAGATAAGCTTGGTCCTAGGATATGGACGGCATCAGCACAAGAGGTATACGATTGGATAGTAGAAGTAGTGAAGAGACGAGCTAATATAATAGACTCGAGTAAGAAGAGTAAATAGTGGCTACCGCAGCTGCAGTTAGACAACGTGTCAAAGATTACCTATATGGGTCTGATTACCTCAAAAGACCATTTACAGATTTCTTAAATCAATCTGGTAATGTTTCAGCAACAGATACAGTTATAACAGTTACCAATATTAGTAGTTGGGCTGCTGGAGACATTGTTGAGTTTAATACTGGAGAACAAGCTTATATTAAAAGCGTTGATAATGATAACAGTAGATTTACAGTAGCTAGGGCCTGGAACGGAACAACTGCAGCAGTTGTAACTGATTTAACTGCAATAGAAAAAAATCCTAAATTTTCAATATCTAAAATAGATAATGCCGTAGATGCAATCTTAGAAGAATTATATCCTGAAGTTTATGTTTTTAGTACAGGTAGTGCTACTGCTAATAAGAACAGTTGGTATTACACAACTGCTGATACAGGCCTAAAAGAAATTTTATCAGTTTATTATCCTCGTTCAGGGTCTATTGGAAATGATGAGCCTTGGGTTATTAACACTTGGCGTATGTCAAAGCATATGCACACTTCAGGTTTTGCAAATGGAATAGGTATAACAATGTGGGATTATGGCGAACTATCTCACGGAGATACTTTTTATTATACTTTTAAAAAGAAAATTGCTGCAACAACAGACTTACTTGATAGACAAGTAGAGCTTGTGGTCTTAGGTGCAGTATTTAAATTAATGGGATCTACAGTTCCACCAAGCACTAATGACAGTAAAGATACAAGACAAATAGTTCAACCAGGACAAGAAGTTAGAGATTCTAATTGGTTTTTATCTGAGTATTTAAGAGCTAGAAAAGAAGAAAATATGCGTCTGAAGGAGGAAGAGCGATTTGTCTTAACCAGCAGACAAACTAGAAGAAATAGAAATTATCGTGATTGACGGATATTTTCATATTAAGCTCGGAACTTACAAGTATCGTCTTGCTACTAATTCTGCTGACGACCACTATAGTGCAAAATTAATGCCTTTAAACATTTCTAATGCACAAATTGTTCAATCCTCTGATCCAAAATACGATTTAAGGCCTGATACTGCGGTGTGGGAATTAACTGATTGGTCTGCTGGTGAAGGATTTAAAAAATGGGATAGGGAAAAGGGAAATGGCTATGATTACTCTACAAACATAGATGCTTTACATACTCCTGGAAGTATTCGTTTATCTGCTGGAGTAGAATCTGCTGGAACAAACGTAAACAAAACAGGAACATTGGTAAAAGCTTCTGACAAATTAATACACTTTTCTTCTTCTGATGATTCAGTAGCAACTTATTCTGGAACTTTAGCTAACACAACTTGGGATATTCAAGATGCTGGTAGCACAGATATAGCAGATGACGACTACTTTGGTGTAAGAGGAGACGGAGACGGTAAATATGTATTTATACCAGTTAGCGGCGGGCTAAGTGATATATATAGATTTGAAGTTCAAGACACTTATACTGATGATTTTGCAGATACAGATAAATGGGTAGACGCAGATAGCCAAGATGTTTTTGATAGACCTTTAGTTAAAATTGGAAACAAAATATATGTAGTTCATTTAACTGGAGAAAAAATATCAGTTATGGAATATAGTGCTTTAAGCACTGCTTCTCCTCCAGTCAAAGGAAATGAAACATTTGTTGTTCACGAAGGAAACTTAGATGCAGGATCTAATCAAGGAATTGTAGCTAGAGGAGACAATGAATTATTTATTTGTGTAAGAACTAAAGCTGGTGAAAGTGTTTTATATAGAGTTCAACCTTCTAGCTCTTTAGGAGAAGCCTATGGTGTCGAAGTTGCACGTCTGCCTGGTTTTTCTGTTGATTGTATTTGGTATGCTTCAGGAGTATTACTTATAGCTGGAACTTCTACTACAACTGGAGTAGATGAACGAGTAATTTATTATGTAAAAGGAACTGAATTTGGAACATTTGGTTTATTAAGACAAGATGCAGACTTTACTGCTGGTAAATTAATAACAAGTACAGATGCTTCTCGTATGGATAGAACTTTTTTCTTAGCTCCTACTGGATCATCTGCTAATACTTGGACATTATTTACAATAGATTTATTAACTGGTGCTATCTTTGGTGGCCCAGAGTTTAGTTCAGTAAAAGACCCAAACTCAGTTGTAGACTTTTTAGGTAGAGTTTTTGTTTCTGAAAACAAAGGCAGCGCTAACACACAAACTTATAGAACTGCTGGAACTTATGCTGCAAGTGGCTCTTTATATACTGCAGTCCATAACTTTGACATTGGAGAAGAAAAAACTTTAATGTCTGTTAGATTAGCAACTGAGCCATTACCAGCTAACACTTCAGTTCAGATACATTACCAGAAAGACCAAGACGGAACTTGGACCTCTGCTGGAACATACGATACAGATGACGGAACAGGAACAACATTTAAGATATCTACAAGTTCTTCTTCTGTGAAATTTAAAAACTTACAATTAAAAATTACATTGAATACTAGCAACTCCGCAGTAACTCCAGTAGTTAGATCAGTTCAAGTAAGATGTACTCCTTCAGAATATGTTAAAGAATGGGATTTACTTCTTGATATATCTGATGAAGACGCTCAAGCACAAGGTAGAGCTTTTACTGGGTCTCAACTTATAGATTACATAAAAGCTGAAGCTGCATTAGAAAGCATTTTATCTTTTCAAAATGGATATGAAATTGCTGCTAGTGGGTCATACGATACTCATAATGTAATGATTAGAGACTATAATTTACAATTAACTTCTCCTGGACAAGGAGTGGCTAGCATTAAAGTTAGAGAAGTAGAATAATGAAAATTTATAAGGTAATATAACAATATGTATCAACCGATTAGTGATTTTTTTGATTTAAGACCAATAAGAGAAACTAGATTTGATATATCTCGTTCTTTATTATTTACTAAAGCAGACGGTAATACAAGTCTTATATCTTTGATAACTGAAGATAATCAGTCTAAACTTCCTTTTATAAAAGGAGACGGATCAACTAGCAATATTAAGTTAAGGATTGGATAATGGCTGATAAAGTACCAGTAAAAGCATCATTTGACTCAGCAGGAGAAGCTGAAGGATTATCAGAATTTGTATCTGGTGATACTGTTCCTATTACACACGGAGGGACTGGACTAACTGCACTAGGGTCTGCTTTACAATATTTAAGAACAAACTCTGCTGCTAACGCTATGGAGTGGGGAACTGTTGCTGCAGATATTGAAGCAGTAGTTGCAGGAAACGGACTTAGTGGTGGTGGTACAAGTGGATCTCCTCAAGTTGATTTAGATTTAAACGAATTAACTGCTGCTGCAGTCAATGTTGCAAACGATTTTATTGCAATAATTGATGCAGATGATAGTAATTCAAGTAAAAAAGAAGCTATATCAGATTTAATTACTGCTATTGCTGGAACTGGTTTAGCTGATTCTTCCGGTGTTTTGTCAGTAGATTTAAATGAGTTAACTGCTGCAACAATTAGTGTTGCAAACGATAGTATTGCAATAATTGATGCAGATGATAGTAACGCAACTAAAAAAGAAAGTATTGCAGATTTAATTACTGCTATAGCTGGTGTGGGTTTAGCAGTTGCGTCTGGTGTTTTGTCACTAGACTTAAATGAATTAACTGCAGCAACTGTAGATGTAGCTGCTGACAGTATTGCAATAATTGACGCAAATGATAGCAACGCAACTAAAAAAGAATCTATTTCAGATTTTATTGATGCTATAGACGGAACAGGTTTAACTGCTAGTTCTGGTGTTTTAAACGTTGATCCTTCATCATTAACAGACGGAGCTAGCCTCACAGTTGATACTGCTAACGATTTACTTATTTTGGAAGACGTTACTAACGGAACAGTTTATAAAGTAAAACCAGAACAAATTGCTTCTGGTAGTGCTAATAAACTTGAAGCAGGAGATTCAGATTTAGAATTAACAGACGGAGTAGCTAGCGGACTTCATTATGAATTAGATAATACAGATATGGCTGATTGGAATCAACAAGGCATAGCTCTTACAAGTTCTGGTGGTATGTTTAAACATCATCAAACTCAATCAGTTAACTATACTATTGCTGCAAATACTGGATCAATATTAGCTGGTCCAATTACTGTTGCAGCTACATTACAAGTTGACGGAACATTGGTGGTGTTATGAGTTCAATTTTAAAAGTAGATACAATATCAGAAAAAACTTCTGGTAATGGTGTAAACATTGATAGCTTTCAAGTAAAAGATGGTGGAATATTAGCTGCTAGTGGAGTACCTTTACAAGTTGTATGTTATTCAGATGTTATTACTGCAGCTAATACAATAACTAGCAGTAGCTATACAGATATAGAACAAAGTTCAGGTACAAAATTAGAAATAAAAATTACACCAAAACAATCAGATAGTAAAATTGTACTTATATCAAATGTTCAAACTTATCACGAATATTCAGGACATGTTGCTCTAGTAAAGGCTTTAAGAGATATAAGTGGTGGGTCATCTGACACACAAGTAAGTCAATATAGATTTAGAGATGAAGATACTCCAAATAATTATAATCACAATTTACCTATATCTTACAATTTTGTGGATACACCAAATACTACATCAGAAGTTACCTATCATTTTCAAGCATTGGTCACAAACACAGCAGCAGAATTTCAGTGGCCAGCTGTAGATACAGCTAATGGAAGTTCTCAAACCTTTACACTTTGGGAGATAGGAGTATAAATGCCAGGTAGTATAAAACTTTCAGACGGATCTAACACAATAGCACTAACTGCTCCAGGCTCAATAAGCTCAGATAAGACACTTACACTTCCTAATGAAACAGCAACACTTGCTACTACTACTGCTTCTAATTTAGGTGGTTTAGTATTAATAGAAACGAAAACTAATGACGGCACAAATAGTGGATTATCTTTTGATAATTGTTTTACTTCAACATACAGCAATTATAAAATTATTACTGAAACTACAGGTTCAGAAAGTTTAGAAGCAAGATTGAGAGCAAGTAGTTCAGATGATACAAATTCTGCTTATGGAAGTATTATGGTTTATAGGTATATAGAAGGTTCTACATCTACTGGTAGTGATAGAACAACTGATGGTCAACAATGGAGATGGACATACCAAGCATCAGGCGGCAGCGTAAATAAAGTTGGTTCAACTAATTATGTTTATGGTCCACAAGAAGCTACACCTACAGTATTTTCAGGATTTTGTATTTCTAATTGGAACCACGGCAATTCATTAAGTTCAGATTTTGCAGGAGTATTTACAAACTCTACGCAATTTGATGGTATTACAATACTTGATAGTGCAGGTAATAACTGGACAGGACAAGTATCAATTTATGGAATAGTGGAATAATATGGCGACATTAGATGAATTTATAGCACAAGAAACTTCTGCAATAGAAGATTTAAAACCTTTATACAAACTAGCAGATACAAAGATAGAATACACTTCTGAAGAATATGATTTAATTATTAAAGCTAGAGCAAATAAATTATTTGATGAACAGGAAAATGGTTGGAAAAAAAATAGACTTGCAGAATATCCATCATTACAAGATTGCATACACGCATTACTAGATGGTGGCGATACTCTTACAGATTTACAAGCGGCAAGACAAGCAGTAAAAGACAAGTACCCTAAAGGATAGATTATGAGTACATTACAAGTAAATACAATAAATGAAAATTCATCTGGTAGTGGTGTAACTATTGACGGTGCTTTAATTAAAGACGGTAAAGTTGCAAATGGTGCAGCAGGATTAACTTTAATAACAAGTGGTTCTGTAACTGGAGTAACAGGTATAACATTAGATAGTGTTTTTACTTCAACCTTTCCAAATTATTTATTTCAATTTAATGGAGAGGGTACGACAAACAATATTGAACAATTAAGATTAAGGTTTAGAGCAAGTAGTTCAACAAATACTGATAGCGACCATAATTTTTCAGCAGCAGGTATTATAAAGGAAAGTGGTGCATCTTCATCACAAAGTTTTGAAACAGGTATTAATGAAAGTTATATACAACTTATAGGAAACTGGATAGATGATGAATACTTTGGTTGTGAAATAAGTATAAGAGGACCACAAATATCAGGTCAAGCTATATCATTTAATTACAATGTAACAACTTTATATGATCAAGGAACTCATACTATAATTAGTAATACAGGTGGTGGTATAAAGGAAGATACGGCATCTTTTGACGGATTATATTTTTATCTTGATGATGACCAATTAATGACAGGTAACTATAGATTGTATGGGTTAAACTAAATTATGGCTACTTTAAAAGAACACAAAGCACAAGTAAAAAAAGACAAGCCTGAAGGTACAGTTAAAGTACATAAAAATGGTGCAGATGTTTTAATTGAAGGTGATGAATACAATGCTTGGGTTGATGATGTTGCAGCTAGTAGATTAGATGATGAGCAAAATGGTTGGGAAGAAAAAAGAATTAGAGAATATCCTACAATTGCAGATCAACTTGATGAAATTTATCATAATGGATTAGATTCCTGGAAAACTAAAATTAAAAAAGTCAAAGACGATAATCCCAAACCTTCATAAAAATATGATATAATCCCAAAATGGATTATCTAATTTTATTTGTTATTGGTTATGTTTGTAGGGACGCTTGGTCCTATTTAAAAAATCTTTTAGAAAA